TTATCCTCCTGTGATGATGATACCCAGCCACAGGCCGAAAAGCAGGCCGTTGGCGGCGACGGTTGCGGCAAACAGGCGGCGGGCGCCGCGTTCGTGTGCTGCGGCGGCGGCTTTGTGGCGTAGGGCTGTTTCAAGGATGATGATTGCAATCATGGCGCTGCGTTCTGCTTCGTCGTACAGCTCCTGCGCTTCTTTGAATCGGCTTAGGTGTATCATGGTTGGTCTCCTGCGGGCGGTTGGGGGAGTGGTTGCCAGTGGGTGATTGGATTATCACTATGACCACTAACCCACTCCTTGCCTCTACCGTAATCACATACGCGGTCGATGATAACCAGTCCGCGATGGGTTGCAGCTAAAACATAGGTGTTGATTTCAGGTAGCCTGTCCTCCACGCTTATCCAGTCGGATTGCGCGGCGCGGGCTTGCCACATTTCCCAGGCAAATTTGATGTGTTCGTAGGCGTACTCTCCGCTTTTCAATCTTTGTTTATAATTTGTGATTCCTGATCCGGGGATATTCTTTTCAAACTTCGCGCGTTCTTGTTCGATTTGTTCGGGTGTCATTCTCTATCTCCAATAAACCGTGCCAAATCAGGCGCGGTGTAGTTTTTGCCTTTGGCAATTTTTCCGTTGCTGTCAAACACGGGCTTGCCGTCTTCAAACTTGGATTCGTTGCTGCGGCACACTTCGGCCAGCGCGCCCTCGATGTCGTAGCCCATCATGTAGGCCACGCCGACGGCGGTTATGATTTGGTCGCACAGGGCGTCCAGCAGTTCTTGGTGGTCGGCATAGTTGAAAATGGTTTGCTCTAAATTAGACGGCCACGGCTCTTTGTAGCCATCGGCAATTTCCGTTATTTGCTCGACGGATGCTTCGTCGCCGAAAACCATCAGCATTTCTGCAACCTCTTCCAAATTGCAGCCGACTTGCAGTCTTGCATCGGATACGGTCGGCTGCGGCTTGGCAGCCTGAAACCAATTTAAGATGCGTTTAATCATGGTTTGTCTCCCGCATGGCGGCGTCGATGGCTTCGCGGATATCGCAGGCGGCGGCCAATACTTCAAAGTGTTCTTCCTGTTTTTGGATGACGGCAAACGGTGTGTCGAGGAGGTCGCCGTCTTCGTCGCACAGTCGTTCGGTCAGGGCGCAGTCGTTTTTTGCCAGCCAGTCCAGCCGCACGGTGTCGGGATGGGGAATAGGCTTGAGCTCGCCAAAGGGCGCAAAATAAGGCAGGTCGTTATCGGCGCGAATCCAAGCCAAGTCGGGGTCGATTTTGCTCACGCCCATAAAGACAAAGGGGGACGGGTTGATGCCCCATAGTACGAGGTCGCCGAATTTGAATTGATGGGTCATTTTACTTGCTCCACTTTTTCATAGACTGTTTCTTCTAATTCGTTGCTGTTGCATAAACAGAAATCGCGGAAATCACTCCATAAGTCGTAACACGATAGAAATTCTGCAATTACTTTAATTTCTTGTTCGTTCATTTTTTATTTCCTTTTTGGTGAGGCCGTCCGTTCAGACGGCCTTTGTGCTTTAAATCTCGGCGTTGACGATTTCGCGGCCGGTTGCTTCAGCGATGGATTTATGCACGGCGTTGAATGCGTCTTCGTAAACGTCATGCGGGCGTACCAGCTCGTACCACATTTCAAGCTGCTGCTCTTTGATGCGGTAGCGCAGGCGGGCTTGGATTTTGTAGGCGTCGCCGTTGAGGAAGACGGGCAGGCCGATGATGAAGGTTTCGGGGACTTCGAGATTACCGGATTTGGTGCTGCCTTTAATGTCTTCGTCGTAGTGGAACTGGTGGCTGCCGTTGCTCAGGCGGATGGAGCTTGAGAAGTTGGCGGATTTTTTGGCAACCAGTTCGCGGGAGATTTCCAGCATGTTGGCGGCGGCCGGTTCGTAGATGTCGACAAGGTTTTGCTCGATAAAGCGGGCAAACTGTTCTTGCGACATTTTGACGCCGTCGTTTTTCGTCCAAACCTGCCATTCGTTTGATTTGGGGCAGGCGTAGGTGGCGGTGTGGTCTTTCCAGCCTGCCTGCTCTGCGGTGTCGTCGTTGAAGACGGCACGGAAGACGGCAGCGTGGCGGTCGGCGTAAATGACAGTGCTGTCGGCGGTTTTGTGGCGGTTGAAGACGGCGAGAAAGCCCGCTTGGTCTTGCACTTTGGTGTCGCCGCGTTTGCGGGTCGGGGCGGGCAGGTAGTCGTCCAGCCGCTCGATGATGTGGCCTTCGGGGATGATGGCAAAGGGGATGCCGCCGATAGATTTGACTTCTGCGCCTTGGATGGCGAGGTCGGCGATAGCGTTTACGTTGTTGATTTGTTCCATGTCGGAAACCTTTCTGTTGGGGTTATGAAAAGGCCGTTTTCAGACGGCCTGCTGTGCCGTTACTGCTTGGCAAATTTGAGGGGTTTGGCCGGTGGCGCGTCTTTGAGTTCGAGTTTCTGCTGGCGCGGGTCTTCCAGTTGCAGGTTGCCTTCGGGGGTGGCGAACATCAGGACGTTGCCGCGCTCATGTTCGGGGACGACGGCTTTCACGGCGGGCGTGATTTCGATTTGGCCGCTGTTGCCTTTGGCTTTTATTTTGAGGCTGACGGTGATGCTGCCTACTTTGCCGGTCAGTTCGGCGGCGCGGACGACCTCGGTCAGTTTTTTGTCAAGCTCTGCGGCAAGGCCGCCGGCGTAGATGGTTTCGAGGGTTTGGTTAAAGTTTGCCATTTGGGGTCTCCTATTTCGGCTGTTGGTAAAGGGGTTTATTTGAGGCGCAGGCTTTCGATTTGTTCGAGCTTCGCGCCGGGGACTTCGCGCCCTGCCTGTATGGCGGCTTTGATGGCGGTTTTGTCCGGCTCGGTGGTGGTTTTGGTGCGCAAGTAGTCTTGGGGGATTTGGGCTTCGTCCCAGATGTCTACGCGGGGCGGGTTTTTGGCGAATTTGGCGGCGAAGCTGCCGTCGTCGGCGCGGATTTCGCGTATGCCGCAGGCCTTCATGTTGGCGGCGAGGTAGTCTTTCAGACTGCCTTCGCGGGCGCGGCAGGTTTTGAGTTTGGCCTGCATGGCTTTGATGTGGGCTTCGAGCATGTCGCCGGTGGCGGCCATATTCAGGCAGTAGGCGGCGACGCTTTGGGCTTTGGCTTCAAACTGGCCGATAACGGCTTCGATGGTGTCGTTCCGTTCGGTTTCGTCGTCAAAGTAGGCATCCAGCACGGCTTTTACGTCGGCGGTGCATTGGTAAAGTGTGATGCTGTTCATGGTTTTGCCTTTCTTGTGGTTGGTTTCAGACGGTCTGTTGTTTGGTTGAGGCCGTCTGAAGGGTTAAAAGGGTATGTCGTCGTCGATGTCTTCGCGCGGTTGTGCGGGGGCGTTCTGCCGCTGCGGCGCGGGTGGCGGGGTGTGACTGCCTGCCCTGCCGTTGCGTTCGTCTTTGTCTTTGAGGGTCTGCATGATTTGGCGCACGCGTTCTGCAGGGGTGTTTTCGATGCTCTCTTTCAGGGTTTTGCCGGTTTTGGCGGAGTAGGCCAGTACGAGGTCGAATTTGTAGCTGTCGCTGCCGTCTTGTTTGGTGGTGAGGACTTTTTGCAGTATCAGGCCGACGGGTTTGTTCGCCAGCTCGGGGCAGATGCTGCCGTCGTCCTGCGGGACGCTTGTCAGTTGTTGCAGGCCGAGCAGTCCCATCAGGGCGTTGATGTGGGCGATGCCGTAGGTGTTGGGGCTGCCGTCGGCTTTGGTGTGGTAGATGCTGATGTAGTTGGCTTTTTGGCCGTCGCTGCTTTCGAAGGAGAGTTCCAGGGCTTGCGCCTGCGAGTTGCGGGCGTGTGTCCATTTGGCGGCGGTGAGGCGGCCAACGTAGGCGCCGCTTTGGGCGATGTATCCGCTTTCGCCTGCGGCGAGGGCGGCGTTTTGGTCGTATTGGAAGATGATGCTCATGCTGTTTGCTCCGGTTGGTTAATTTGGTAAAAGTCGCAGATGGCTGCGTCGGTTTGGGCGAGGTCGTTGTCGATCAGGGCGTCGGCAAACATGCCCAGCGGGGATTTGACGGTGTCGTTGCCGCTGTTTTGGGTGGCGAATTTGTATTCGCCCTGGTTGACGACGGTTTTGAGGGCGATGGTGAATGCGCCTTCGGGGGTGTATTTTTCGTCGAGCATTTTGCCGATGGTTTTGGCTTTGGTTTTGCCCATGGCGTCGGTTTCGGTGTGCCAGAGGAAGTAGACGCGTTTGTTGTCGGGCAGGCTTTGGGCGGCTTGGATGATGTCGTAGATGTGGCGGCCGATTTCGGTGTATTTGTCGTAGCCTTTTTCGTAGCTGCGGACGAAAAATTCGTTTGCCATGATGTACTGGAAGTCGTCCAAGACGATAATGTCTTTGTGTTTGAGGACGTTTTCGCTGTGCAGCAGGCGGCAGACGGTGTCGCTTTTGTCGGTGGTGTAGATACTGCCTTCGAGGTTGTCGCGGCTGTATTGCGTCCAGCCTGCGGCTCTGAACGGCAGGGGCTTGGCGATGCTGCGGATTAAAAGGGTTTTGGCGGGGTCGAGGTGGCGCAGGGAGGTGGTTTTCCCTGTGCCGCTTTCGCCTAGAATCATGGTCATGATGCTCATTTTGCTGCTCCTAAAACGGGGGTTCTTCTATCGGCACGCGGTCGGTTGCGGCGGGCTCGGGCGGGTCGGCGTTTTCTTCCTGCCATTGCTCCCACTGGCCGACGGTTTGCCAGTAGGCGCTGTTGTCGTCTTCAAGGTCTTCCATGACTTGCTCCTGTGAGGCGGTCGTATGCCGCTTTTGCGGTCGGGTAGTCGGGATAGTCGCCGTGCTTTTTGCGGCGGCGGGTGGCGGTTGTGCTGTTTTTTTCAAACGCGGGTGGCAGCATCTCGTCGATGCGCCAGCGCTCGGGGTTTTTATTGACGGGGCTGCGGTATAGGGCGTAGTCGGGCATGGTTTCACTCCTATTCGTCTGCGGGTTCGTAGGGCGGATGCCAGCCCTGCCAGCCGTTTTGCCTTGCCCGTTCGGCTTCAAATTCCTGCACGGCGCCGCGCCAGTCGGTGTCGGCCTGTATTTCGGCCATGCGCTCGGCGGTGGTGGTATCGATAAGGGTTTCCACGCGCTGCGGTTTGGGGCTTTCGCAGCCGCCCATAACGGCAAGGAGGACGAGGACGGCGGCGAAGGCTGTCCATTCGAGGATTTTCAGGGTCATGTTTTGTCCTTTGTGTCTGTTTATTCAGGGCGGCCTGCCTGCACCTGTTCACAGGCAGGCCGTCTGAAAAGGCGGTTTCTTCGTCCCGCCCGCGCCGCGCCCGTCGGGAAACTATCAGGGATGCGTCAGGCCGCGCGTTGTCGGGGTTTGGGTCGGCAGGGATTAGGCCGTGCCGCGCCCACTCGTCCGACTGACGGCGCGGCATTCTTGGGATGTTCAGGTGGCTTGTTGTTCGCGGCGGTATTCTTCAAGCTCTTCAACAATTTCGGCGGCCGCGGCTTTTGAAAGCGCCGTCATGATTTCGCTCCAAACGTTGGGGCTGACTATGCTGAATAAGGTGTCTATGGTTTCACTCTCCACCATCTCCGCCGCCCGTGTACTGATGGCGGCAGTGCGTTTGTAGGGTTTGTCGATGAGGTCGCGGATTTGGTCGTCGGTCATGCTGCGCTCCTTTGCAGTCGCGGGTCGCTGCCGCGCATGAGGGGGGCGGCTTTGAGGGCGGCGTATTGGGGGTAGGTAGGCATGGTCAGGGGCAGGCGTAGGGGCTGCTCTCCCATCATTTCGAGGGTGTCGGCGTTAAAGGCTTCAAAGTCGGCCTGATCGGTTTTGGCGTAGTCTTCTTCGCACAAATCATCTGCTTCCACCCAGGCGGCGAGAATTTCGGGCAGGCTGTGGCGGATGTGCCATGCGGCCAGCCTTTGGGCTTTGCGCTCTTGCTCTTCGCGCTCTTCTTCCGCTTCTTGGGCGATGTCGAGTTTGCGGTAGTAGGCGGCTTCGGCTGCCGCCCATTGGTTTTCTACGATGGTTTGGATGTCCATGGCTTATGCCTGCGCTTCTTTCCAGCATTTGATGCGGCTTCTTGCCGTTTCCAGGGCGGCGGCTTCGGCCTTTTGCCTTGAGTGGCCGAAATAGACGACCAAGTCGGAAGCCTGTTGCCTAAATTTTTCTTTCACAAACGCCTTAAACTCTTTCAGGTCTTTTTTGGTTTGTTCGGCTGTTTCTTTGATAAACCAGCCGCCGGCCACCATTACTTTTTCGCGCGGTGCGTTTGCTTTGCAGGTGTTTAATTCGGCATTCAGTATTTGAAGGGGGCTTTTCGTTTTCATTTTTGTTTCCTTGGTTGTGTTGTTTCGCTTATCCAGCAGCCGCCTGTTGTCAGTTCTGCGACACTGCCGTCGGGGAATGTCCAATTTCCGCTTTCGTCTTTTCCGCCTTTCATGGCAGCGGCAAGAGTTTCGGCGTGGCAGAAGGCGGTGGCTTTGCAGCCTTCGGTTTCCAGCATCATGTCGTAATACATGGCGGAAACTTGCTGCGCTGCGGTGTAGTTGCGGTACATGTCTTTCTCCTGTTGAAACTGTTTACTGAAGCAGCCGCAAAAGGCTGCTTGGATAAAAAGTTTCGCTACGGCTTTTACTCGCCAATTTTGTTCTGACTGCCCGCTAAGGCTTATCGGCCTTGTCCCCCAGCTTTCAAACTGGGCTTGCCCGTCTTGTATTCCGCTAGGGCTTGGCTCGGTGCGGTGTGTTTCGATGGGCGTATTATAACTATTACCTATATTTAATCAATAGGCAATAGTTATATTTTTATTCATATATACCTATTATTATGATTTTTAAAAGAAAAAGTTTGAAAAAAAACCGCCCTTTCGGGGCGGTTGTGTCGGTTTTGTGTTGTTTCCAGGTTCGGCGGGGCGTGAAAAAGCCCGCATGATGCGGGCGGGTTGAATGGGGGGATTCAGGCTGCGTTGTCAGGGTTGTCCCTCAAGTATTCGGCTTCTGCTACGTCATCCTCAAAATTCAGGGATAGCGGTATTACACTGCCTTTTTTGTCGTTGCATACATCAACGTCGGTTTTGAGCTGGAAGCAGTCGCCGACGATTTGCTGACGCCGCTGCGAAAATGCTTTATGGAAATGTTCCACAGGCACATTAGAATCGTCCAAATCTGCCCATAATGTGGACTGTTTGCCGTTAATGTTTTCTCTTACCGCGTGTTTGGCACGATAGCTGCGCCCTTTAGAGTCTGCGCGCAATTCTTCCCTGAAATGGCGTGAAAATGTATTAGCAGCAAGCTGGATTTCATCGCGCATATTGGGTTGGTAAAGTTTGTTGTCCAGCGCCCATCCTGCCAAATCATGTACATCTACCCTGCCGTCTTCAATGCCTTTGGCCTGTTTGTATTGTTCTACGATTTCTGCAATTCGATTTTTTGTAGTGTTACTCATTATCACTCCTATTTGTAAAGCCCCATCCGTCATAGGTTGAGCCGTTTAAAATGAAATTTCTTACCGGAACAAGATGTTTGCGCAATTGCTGATATTTTCCTGTGCGGTTGTGGAGTTGCCCAACAACCAAGCCCGGGTGTATTTCATTGACTCCTGCAAAGGCAGTAATTTTCCTTTCGGAGAAAATATAGGCACCCACGCGAACGATATAGCTGTCGAGTTTGGCGGCAGGGACGCAAAAATCTGCCGCCGCTTTGTTTGCCAAGCGTTCCGATTCGGGAAGATTGTCAGTCTGAATGCCGATGTCCTCATCAATAACAGCCTGCTTTTTGCCATCTCCGTTTAGGATATGTTCCAATTCGTGGCGGAGGGTGAACCAGAAATTGTCTATGCGATCGTAACGTAAGGTCATGCCGATAACCGGTTTTTGATTGTCCAGCCAAAAGCAGGCGGCATCCAGTTTGCTGTTGGGCAGGCTTTCGACAAAAATTAAACGGACGCCGCAGGCGGACAGTATTCTGGGAACGTGGCGGACTTCCTCTGCCGAGCGGAGCAGGCCGGATAATTCGTCAATAGCTTTTTCTACGGCGGCAGTGCTGAATTTCCCCATCGTCAGTTGTTCGGCTGCCAGTTGTCTGACTTTAAACAGCCATGCCAAGTTTGTTGTGCTGATTGTTTGTTGGTAGGCGGCTGCGTTTTGCTTGGCGGAAAATTGGAATTGCGGTGTTTGGTCGATTGTTTCGATATTGAAGAAGTTTTTTACCGCCGCTTCCAATTCTTCAAATGTTTTGCCGGCGGTAATCCATCCTCGCCGAACCATCTCTTTAATCGGGTAATTTTGATAAAGGGCTGCCCTTAGCGGGATGTCTTGATACTTATCAGCTTCAAGCATCGACAATTGGAAGCGTGATTGGAGATTGAGCCAAGCCTCAGCCGAAATGCCCAGTGCCTGAGCAAGCTGCATGGCGGTATCGGGAGTAATCCCCAGTTTGCCGGTAATAATCTGATTGATGGTTTTCGTCGGCCGTTGAATAATTTCCGACAAGTCTGCCTGCGTCAGGTTGCGGGCTGCCAGTTCGGCTTTCAGAACCTGTCCTGCGTGTATCGGTTGAGCGGGTAAAGTTTGAGTGTTCATTTTTGGTCTTGTGAATCAAGTCTGTGTAATACGATCTGTGTGCTTTCTATGCTGACAATCAGTTTGCATTTTGGATGGACGGTTACGGAATAAAGGCCTGAACCGTCATCACATGGCAATAAATCTAAAAATTGAGCCTGATGAAGATCGGATATGCTGTGGGCAGACAGAAGATAATTGACAACAATCCTGTATGCGGCAGTTACTTTTGCACCTATCTGCTTATCCTGAAAGAATGAATCGGTAAACAACAGATACAGGTAATCTGTTTCAAACTTCACCTGCATATTAATGTCTCCATTATATCAAATTTACACTTAGTGTAAATCTATAAATCTGACTTTTTGAGATTTTCCCCGGTGGAATTTGTCAATCCAACACGCTCCACCAGAAGACGCGGCCTAGAACTGGCTCAAACGCCATGCGCCGCGTATGCGTCCGATGATGTGTACGGCGTTTAAATCTTCGCCGCGCACGGTTTCGGTTCGGTATGAGCTGTTGTCGCTGATGATCATCAGGTCGCCGCCAACGGTGGATTGCAGCCGCTTGGCCTTTAGGCCGTCTGTATACCAAAGCAGGTAGAGGCCGTCGCCCTCGAAGGCTTCGACGGCGGTATCGACGAACATTACGTCGCCGTTTTCAATGGTGGGTTCCATACTGTCGCCACGGGCTGTGATGACTTGGATTTTGTTGAGGTTTCCGCCCAGTTTCTCCCGCGCCCATGCGGAGGCGACGGTTACATAATCTACAACCTCGATATAGTGGTCGTTAATCGTGCCCGCGCCGCAGGTTGCTTCGGCATTTAAGCGGGGGAAACGTATGCTGTTTTCTTCATTCGATTCTAAAAACCTGAATGTTTCAATGCCGAAATGGCTTGGTGTTACTACATCAGAAAAATAATCAATTAATTTGTCTAGATGTTTTTTATCTATTCTTCCATTTTTTATCCAACCTGAAACGCTTGGCTGTTTCACCCCAAAATGATCGGCAACCTCCTTTTGACTGACATTTTTTCTCTTAATCGCTTCTGATATTGCTTGTCCTAACTGTTCGCCTGAAAACACTTTTATCTCCAATCCAATTGCGCATAAGCATTGGTAATCGATAATAAAAGGTATAACCTATAAGAGGCAATAGTTGTATTTAATATAAGTATTAGCTATAATAAGGCTATTTAACTGAGTGGCTGGCTATGAGTATTCAAAAAGCAGTTGATTATTTTGGGAATGAATCCCGACTTGCACGGGCGATTGGAGTTAAACAACCGACGGTGTGGGCTTGGAATAAAAAAGGAACGCCGCCACCGATCATTCGGTGTGTGCAGATTGAAAAATTAACAGGCGGCGCGGTGAATCGGAAAGACCTACGCCCCGACGACTGGCACGAGATTTGGCCTGAATTGAAGGAGGATTGAGATGGAAGAAAGATATTTGAAGCTGAAAAAGAAAGAGCGCAAGCGTTTGGAAAAGCTGGCGTGGAAGAAGGCGCGGCAAAGCAAGGCCGCGCCGTTTGAGGTGGTTTCGTCTCTGGTTGATGCGTTAAGACTGGTCAGGAAGATGTGCTAGACAGCTGTTTTTCAATTTCCGTCAGCCTTTTAGCCAATTCTTCAATAAAGGCGGCAACGTTTTGAGCACTATCCCGAGGATACCTTGGGTCTGCCAAAAATTTGTCCGGGTTGGCTTGTAGAGTGAGTTTGGCGATTTCCAAGGCGGTTGCGTAAGCGGATTCATTCATTTTCGATTCTCCGTGAAGAGGGTTGTGTAGGAACTTCCATTCTACACGGAAGAAAGGCAAAGCGGACAGACGCTTGGCAGCCCGGACAGACGGCAAAAAGAAGCCCCTGCGGATACAGGGGCGTTGGAGGTTTTTTCGTGAAAAACATTAAATCAACGGAGCAGATTATGTCCGAATTTTTGAAAGAGCGCAACAGGAAGCTGCACGAAATGCGGCTTTTGCTTGCGGGTTATATGCGAAACGAAGACACGGCCCGCGCACGGCAGGTGTTCGAGCAATGGCTTGAGGCCGTGAAGGATGTGGGTGATGAGACCGTCTGAAGCATTGAAACTGAACGGGAAGCCGATTGCCTATTTCCCGCAGCTTGCCAAGCCGCTGGGCGGGGCAAACGCATCCATTCTGTTTTCCCATTTTTTCTACTGGAACGACAAGGGCGAAAGCGAATTGGGTATCTATCGCACGGCGCAGGAGATTGAGCAGGAAACCGGGCTGACCGTGCAAGAGCAGCGAACCGCCCGCGCAAAACTGCGGGAGCGGGGAATTCTGATTGAAACCGAGAAACGTATCGAACACCGGATTTACTACCGCTTGGATTTAGACGTTTTCGACGAGCTGATGATGCAACATTCGCGAAATGCAGAATCAACATTCCCGGAATCGCAAATCAACAGCCCCGAAATGCAAAATCAACATTCGGGAAGTGGCAAATCAACAGCCGTTATAGGAACAGAAGACTTAGCAGTAGATTTAGCAGGAGATATTTCTTTTGTCGTCGGCGGCGATACAGGCAGCCTGAAAACCGCTGCAGACCAAACGCCCGAACCTGCGGCAGACATTGCAGACGAATCCGCCCTTGTCGGCGCTGACGCACCGACCCGCAAACCGAAGTCGGGTTTGGCTGAAGACAAAAAACGCTTCGAGGCGGTGGCGAAGGTGTTCAACCGCGTGTTTGAAAACTGCCCTGCGGTGGCGAAGGTGTCGCTGGCAACCGTGCCCGACCCGAAGACCGGCAGGCCGCAGTACACGCAGACCAACCTCAAGCGCCTGAAGCTGATGCCCTACGCCTGGACGCTGGCGCGGCAGCGCGTGGAAGGCTGGGCGGATGCGGACGGCCTGATCGACGGCGAAGCGCCGAATGCCAAACACGTGCTGCAATGGTTCGAAGCCTACTTCGCGCAGTGCCTGGCCGACGGTTTTATCAACGGCAGCCAGCCGCGCAGCGAAAGCCATGCCAACTGGCGGGCGGGTTTTGATTTCCTGCTGCGGCCGCTGGAGATGGAAAAACGGGTGTTCGAGGGAGGACGATGATGGACGCATGGGAAAACCTGAAAGGCTTGGAAGCCGAACAAAGCGTGCTGGGCGGCCTGATGCTGGACACTGCCGCACCGTCGCGCATCCCCGAGCTGACCGAGCGGATGTTCTACCTGCCGCAGCACCGGATGATTTTCTCGGCACTGGCGGCCTTGGTGGACGCAGGCGAGCCGCGCGACGTGGTGAGCGTGTCGGCGGAGCTGGAAAAGCGCGGGCAGCTGGGCGAAGCGGGCGGGTTGGAATACCTGATCGAACTGGCGCAGAACACCCCGTCGGCGGCGAACATCGCCCGCTATGCGAACATCGTCATAGCCTTGGACACTGAACGCCGTCTGCATGCGGCAGGAAGGCAAATCAGCGAAATCGCGCAGCGGCAGGACGGCACGGACGTTGCCGACAAGTGCTCCGAAGCCGTCGCCCTGCTGGGCGGCATCTGCAAGACGGGCAGTGATCGCGAATGCTGCTACGCGCAGGCGGCGGGAATGGTGTACGACTACCTGGCCGAAGAAGGCCGACCGGGCATCGCCACAGGGCTGTCCGCCTTGGACGAAATCACCGGCGGTTTGCAGCGCGGCAGCCTGACCGTGATTGCCGCCCGCCCCGGCATGGGCAAGACCGTTCTCGCGGAAAACATCGCCCGCCACGCCGCCAAACAGGGTTTGGCGGTGCTGTTCCAAAGCTACGAGATGAGCCCGCGCGAGCTGGCGATGCGCGGCATGGCGGCGGAAGCGGAAATTGATTTCGGCCGTCTGAAAAACCGCTGCCTTACCCGCGAAGAAGACGGACGCAGGGCGCAGTTCGGCGATACCGCGCAGCACTGGCGTTTGGACATCGACTGCGCCGCCGCCGATGCCGGGCGGCTGTGCCTGAACGCCCGCAACCGTGCTTTGGCGGGCAATCTCGACCTACTGGTTATCGACCATCTGCACCTGATGCCGCGCCCCGGTAAAAACAGCGAAGTGCAGGAGTTGGGCGACATCACCTCCCGCCTGAAACGGCTGGCGGTGGAGCTGGACATCCCCGTGCTGCTCTTGGCGCAGCTCAACCGCGCCGTTGCCAAACAAAACGACAAGCGTCCGACCATGGCCGACATACGCGGCAGCGGCAGCATCGAGCAGGACGCCAACCTCATCATCATGCCGCACCGCCCCGGCTACTACGACGAAAACGAAAGCCCGTTTGCCGCCGAGCTGATTGTGGCGAAAAACCGCGACGGCGAAACGGGAACGGTACACGCGGGCTGGGAAGGCCGCTTCCAGCGCTTCACCGAATCCGCCCCGTACTGGCAGCCCAAAACACAGGGGCGGACGCTGTGAGATGCCTGCACTGCGAGCGCGCCGACTTCCGCGCCGCCGCCGCGCGGGGACTGCCGGGCTTTGTCGTCTGCACCGTGTCCCGCGAACAAGCATGGCGCGTGCTGAATCCGCAGACGGAATGCGAAAACGGGCGCTTTCAGACGGCCTCTGCGCAGATTGTGCAGAAGCGGGTTGAGTGGCTGTACAAGCGCAGGAGGCGGCAACCGTTGCCGTAATGGTTACGGTTGAGGCCGTCTGAAAACAGGAGGGAAGCAATGAGTTTTTACGAAGGATGGGATTTTGTCGTTTGGAACGGGAGAGTCTTCAAAAAGTGGAGTAAGAAATGAGCGAATTTATTGTATTGGAAAAATATCCAAGTTTGGGCTGGCATGTCATCAGGGAAAGCAGTGTGGGCGTGGATTTCACAACAGCCGACCGAATTAGAAACTACCACATTGAAGTCAAAGACAGGCCGTCAGAGAGCGTCCGCGTAGTCGAACTGGCAGAGACAGCAAAGGCCGTCTGAAAAACAAGGGGTCAACCCCCGAGGCGGAGGGGTTAAACCCCCTGCACAAAATGGTTAAACCCCCTTGACAACGCGAAAACCAAGAAAACAAAACGGAGAATTTTTGACATGGACACACAAAGGCCGTCTGAAACCCTACTGTTCCGCGTGAACGGCATGCCGCAGGGCAAAGCCCGACCGCGCTTTACCAAGGGCGGCAGAGCCTACACCCCTGCCAAAACCCGCCGCTACGAAGAGGCCGTGCGCGAAGCGGCCTTGTTGGCGGCGCAGGCGCAGGGCTTTGTCAAACACGGCAAGGACACGCCGCTGGAAGCCTGCGTGACGGCATGGTTTCCCGTTCCCGCCTCATGGCCGAAGAAGAAACGCGCCGCCGCGCTGTCGGGTGCGCTGTATCCCACCGGCAAGCCCGACGCCGACAACATCGCCAAAGCGGTGCTGGACGCCGTCAACGGCATTGCCTTCCACGACGACAGACAAATCGTCTCCCTCACCGTACGCAAACGCTACACCTTCCGCGACGACAACTGCCCGCGCGTGATTGTCCATATTGCGCCGATGGAAACCTTTGCGCAGTTGCGCGAAGAGGCGGTTTCAGACGGCCTCACAGGAGAACAGCCGTGATTGAAGCCGCCGTTATCCGCACCTCCGCCGGCACGCTGGCCGCCGCCACCGCAGCCGACGCCGAAATCCTGCGCGGCTTACAGGCGGGCAAAGCCTACCGCGTCAAAGTCACGCAGATGAGCAGCCGCAGCCTGCGCCATCACCGGCTGTTTTTCGGCGGGCTTCTGCCGCTGGCCTACGAGTATTGGCAGCCGACAGGCGGGCTGGTTGGTAAGGCCGAACGGGAAACCGTGCAATGGGTTGTCCGCCACATGGCGCGGCAGACGGGCGCGAACGAAGCCGTATTGCAGGAGGCGGCGGAGCAGTCTTTGCAGACCCTAGCCAGGCTGCGGGCGGAAAAATACGGCACGGCGCAACACAGCATGGAAGAGTTCCGCAAATGGCTGACGGTGGAGGCGGGTTATTACGACGTCTACGAAACCCCCGCAGGCATCCGCAAAGAGGCCAAGAGCATCAGCTTCGCCCAAATGGATCAGGAAGCGTTCAACGAGTTTTACCGCGCCTGTTTTCAGGTGGCGTGGAACATGATGCTGTCGGCGAAGTTTGACAGCGAAGAAGCCGCGCTAAGGGCGGCGGAAGAGATGATGGAGATGGGAACATGAGCAAAATTACCGAATCGGCACGCGGCGAGCCGTGCCTTGAAATGAATACTATGCTTAATGAAGAAAATGAACGTTGGCGACCAATAATGGAATTTCAGGGGTTGTATGAAATCAGTAATTTTGGGCGTGTTAGAAGTGTAAGTCGCTATGTTGCTATTGGGAATCAGGGCGGGAAACGTCTGATAGAAGGCAAGATTTTAAAACACAGACTAACTACGGGTTATCCGTCCGTTACGTTATGTAACGGGAATAAAGAGGTTACTCGACATATACATAGGCTTCTTGCTTTGGCATTTATTCCGGGTGGCGGAGATGTAGTTCGTCATTTGGACGGCAATCCGCTGAATTTTAGTTTGACTAATTTAGCCTGGGGCAGCTATGCAGATAACGAAGCCGATAAATTGGTTCACGGAACGATGGCTACGGGAGAAAAACACGGCAATGCCAAATTAACTAATTCTTTGGTAAGAAAAATAAGAGAAATGCATAAGAATGGATTTTCACAATTAGATATTGCCCGTGCGATTGGTGTTGGGCGAGGTGCGGTCGGCTGTGTTGTACGAGGAGAAACTTGGAGACATGTTGTATGAGCAAAATAAGAAAGTCAGCAAAAGGGGAAAATTGTACTGTCAGGCTCGTCGGCATCTGCAACCGCAACCCCGAAACCGTCGTTTTGGCGCACTACCGTTTGCCGGGTTATTGCGGCACGGGCATCAAGCCGCCCGACTTCATGGGCGCGTATGCGTGCAGCGCGTGCCACGACGAAGCCGACCGGCGCACGCGGCATTTGGAGGCGGACTTTGTTCAGACGGCCTTTGCCGAGGGGGTGATGCGGACTTTGGTTTTGTTGCATGAAAAAGGTTTGGTTCGTGTGAGGGGTTGAATGGGGTTTCTGACGGAAGAAGACGGTTTCGGGGAGTTTGCGCACCTGCTTCCCGATTCGGTGTTGGAATTGATTGCGGTGGCCGGTACGGAGGCCGCCCTGACGTTGGTACGCCGTTTCGGCGGCACGGTGATACCTGTCACCATGGGGGCGACCCCGCAGGGCAGGGAGTCGCAGGAATGGCTGGCGGGGCAGGTCGGACGGGAGGCGGCCTTGCGCATCGGCAAAACGTACGGCCGGTACGGCAGGCTGTCCGTGCCCAAGTGCGCCAAAGCCTTGGCGGCGGTGCGCGACGGCATGATGCGGCGCGATTTCGACCACTACACCGGCGCGGGCATGACCGCCCGCAGTGCGGCAAACAGGATTGCGCGGGATTACGGCCTGACCGCCCGCAGGGTTTGGGATATTTTGAAGATTGCCGACGAGGCGCGGCAGGGCGATTTGTTCGGCGGATAGGAATGATATGGCGAAAAAAAGAAATAGACTTGGGCAGGGTGGAAGATTTGGCAGCGAGTAAATCCCGCACTGTATCGGCGTGCAGCTTTACCGTCACTACGTTCAAAACCGCTGATAAGCCGCCGAGCGTGCGACAACGCCGAGCCGTTGCAAGGACGGCATCCGTAAACGACAGGAGCACCCATGTACCGCAACACCGACGAAGCCCTGCGCGATGCCTACCGCTTCGGCAGCCTGCGCATCGAGCCGCAGAACAACACCGCGCAAATCTGCCGCTGGATAGAGTCCAAAGGCGTACCGCCCGCCCGCAGCGGCCTGACACAGCACGAATGGCACGCCAACGCCGCCATGATACAGGCGCGGGTAGAACGCCTGCTTGCCCCCGCCGAACTGGCCGTTATCGAACTGCACTACACAGACGGGCAGAAGCAGGACGGCATGATTGATATTACCGCGTATATCGAAGCGCAAAACAAAGGCGCGAACCTGCTTTTGTGCGACGACCTGCTGGGCAATATTTTCACCGGCAGGCCGAGAATCAGCGCGATACAGGATAAATATGATTTGAGCCGTGCGACGGTATTCCGGAAACTGCATAGGACAAAGCGGATTGTTGCGGTTTTGTACAATACGGCGATGCTGAAAATTGAAGATGAATTTATCGAGGCGGGTATTGTGAAATTCTGCGCCCAAGCTGTTGACATGTGAGACTGTTTTATCTAAAATTTGCTATATTTCGGAGAAAGTTGCGTATCAGGCTTTCTCTTTTTTGTTTCAGGCTGCCTTTGGGCGGCCTTTTTGCGTTTCAGGCAGCCTTAAATCGCGTAGATACCGAGCCGCTTTGCGGTGGGTGTGCCGCAGTCATCTGAACAGCAAAACGCCGCGATGGCGGGAATCATCGCGGCGTTTCTCTTTGCAACCCTTTTACGCACAAAGGATTGAAATTGAGTGAATGATAAACGTTTTACCTTCAAAATGCTAGGAGTTCAAATGGAAGCTGTAAATTTTACTCCGAAAGAATTGCGCAAAACCATGTGGACGGCGGCAAGCATCTTGTTTGCCGCTATCGTGTTGTGGCGGCTGCCTGAAATCATTGCTGCTGTGAAATGGTGGTAATCCCTTCGCGCTTGAGCCGGATGTATTCGGCACGCAGTTCGAGATAGGCACGGGCGTACTGGGGAATGCCTGCCGTATTCCAGCAACTGACACTGCGGCGGGTAATTTTGAAGATGTCTGCCAGCTCGGAGCGGCTTAGGTAGGCATCGTGCAACAGGGTGTTTAATTCGTGCTTGAAGTCTTGCATAATAGAAAATATATCTATATAATGGCGCTATTGTATATTTGATTAAGGGATTATGCAATGGCTGCCCTATCAGGCGAAGAGACCATCCGCGCAGTGGCGGCGAAGCAGAAGAAGACTCTGCTGGCCTTTAGCACCGGTAAGGATGCGGTGGCGGCGTATCTGGCTATCCGCGACCATTTTGAAGAAGTGGTGCCGTATTATCTGTATCTTGTCCCGGGCTTGGAGTTTGTGGATGAGCAGATTGATATGTATGAGCGCCAGTTTGGCTTTAAGATTACCCAGCTGCCGCATCCGTCACTGCACCGGTGGCTGAATGGGATGATTTGGCAGCCGCCGCAAAATTGTGCGGTAATCGAAGATGCGGGCTTGCCTGAATTTGACTATACCGATATTCAGGCGGCGATGGTGGGCAAGTTCGGCCTGCCGAAGGATACTTTGGTTGCCGATGGCGTGCGGGCAGCAGACAGCCCGATGCGCCGGATTGCGATTAAGTCGCATGGCAGCATCTCTTACAATCTGCTTAAGTACCATCCGATTTGGGATTGGAAAAAGGCGGATTTGGTAGCGTGCTTTAAAAGGCATAATGTGAAACTAGGGAGCGACTACAAGGTGTTCGGGCGCTCGTTCGATGGTTTGGACTTGCGGTTTCTGCTGCCAATTAAAAAGCACTATCCGCGAGACTATCAGCGGATTTTGGAGCTAATCCCGCTGGCTGATTTGGAAATCTTTAGGTGGGAGTGTGCAAATGGCAAACACTGATGACCGCAAGCAACAGATTGCAGATGCAAAGGCCGCCGCCAAGGCGAAGGCAAACCAATGGAAGCGCAAGCAGAAGCCTGCGGTAAAGATGCCGGAGCTGACCGGAGACCCGGAGACAGACAGCCGCGCGGATTTGGATGCGGTAAAGCAGGGTTTCCGCGATAGGCTGAAAGCGGAAAACAAGCGCAAGGTGGATGCGACAGACTCGCGCTACTGGTGCTGCCTGTGTTTCCAGTCGCATGAGCAGCTGATGGCATTTTTAAACCAATCGGGCATGCGCAAGTTTGGCACCAAGTATCTCAATGGCGAGAAGGTGGCCGAAATGATGGGTATCGAACTGCCCGATGTGGAAGTGCCGTATCTGCCCGAGCCGCGCATTGACAAGGCGTGGGCTGGGTTGGTGGAAGATTGATTGTTGGAGCCGTCCGTAAGGGCGGTTTTTTTGTGGCCGCCGTTCGGGCGGCGTTTTTGTATGAAAGGAGCGCAAGATGCGTGGAACAGTACCTTATGGCAAGCCGCATATCCGTGCCAAGTCGGGGCGTGGGCATGGATCGCCTTCGGCCAGCCGCAGCGCCGGCTCTTGATTTGTGAAATTAACCCCATGCAAAGGTGTTTGAATGTCTGCTAAATATTGTGGGGCAAAAACCCGTTCGGGCGAGCCGTGCAAGGGTAAGGCGATGGCTAATGGCAGATGCCGCTTGCATGGCGGCAAATCAACGGGCGCACCCAAGGGCAACACAAACAAGGTGTCTGCGGGTGCGCTTTATTCTGCCTACTACACGGAAGAAGAACGGATGCTGGCGGAAGAATTGCAGCTTGGCAGCATCGATGAAGAGTTGAAGCTGTGCCGTATCCGTCTGAACCGTGCTTTAAAGCTGGAAGCGGAGCAGGATGCCGAAGCGCTGGAGTTGGAAAAGGTGGTTGAGACGCCGACGGTGATTGGCGGCGTGCCGATTACCGATGACCCGGATGTGCCGCCCGTGCGGCAGAAGACGTTTGTGCGGCGGGACTATGATGCGGTTATCCACCGGCTGCTGGGACGAATCGAATCGTTGGAAGCGACGCGGCAGAAGCTGATCAGCGGCATGAAGGTGGACATCACCAATTCCGACGGCAGTATGACGCCGAAAGGTATAGTGATGGATAAGGCGGAATTTGCCGAGGTGCTGAAAAACCTTGCGGGCGAGGTATGAGACAGTTTGACGAAAAAGAGACGGCAGCGGTACGGATTGCGGCTTACAACGATTTGTATTGGTTTTCGCGCTGGATGTTTTTGCAGCGGCGTGGTTACCAATGGTTGCAGGCCGCGCATCATGCGTTGATTTGCGATGCGCTTGAGCGTGTTTTCAACGGCGAAACGAAACGCCTGATTATCAACATTCCGCCGCGCTATTCCAAGACCGAACTGGCTGTCGTGAACTTTATCGCGTGGGCAATCGGGCGCGTGCCTGATTCCGAGTTTATCCATGCGAGCTATTCGGCCACGCTGGCCGTGAACAACGCGGTAAACGTGCGCAATCTGATTCAGCATGAAGAATACCGCGCGATTTTTCCCGATGTGCAACTGGCTTCACAAGCGCAGGGGCATTGGAAGACAACGGCTGGCGGCGTGGTTTACGCTACGGGTACGGGCGGCACGATTACAGGTTTCGGCGCGGGCAAGCATCGGGACGGTTTCGGCGGTTGTTTTCCTGCAAATGCTAAGGTGTGGACAGAACACGGTTTAATGTCCATCGGTGAAATCGTTGAGAGACGTATCCCTGTTAAGGTCTGGGCATATGACTACAAGCATAATTTAGAATTGCGCCCTATTACCGCATGGCACAAAAACCCCGCAAATGCGATTGTGCGAGTTGCGTTTAGCGACGGCGCTACAGTTGAATGCACGCCATGTCATCGTTTCTGGACTTTTAATCGTGGCTGGGTTCGCGCTGATTCACTTAGAGAAGATGATGCGCTTCCCATTGTCAACAGCGGCATAAAAGGTAGTGATGACGTCTTTATCAACTCCAAATCTTTTAGCGGTTGCGCTGGGCGACAAGCCGTCATTTCTGCCGGTTCGGTTCGCGCGGTTATACAAAGCCTCCTGCCCTTGCGCTTCTGTAAGTTTGGTGCGGAGATACGTTTTCAGTCCTCTTGTGCCGGTAACTTGTGCGCCCCCGGTTACGGATTTCCATCTGTCGCCGCGCCATATTCCCTGAATAGTGCCGACTCCAACGCCATATTTTCGAGCAAGTTCGGAGGCGGGAGATTTTACGCTGTTATAAATCTCCAAAACTTGAGCATTAGACAAAACGGCAAACGGGTGAATTTCAGCCTCGCTAAAAGTGCCATGTGCTTTACTGTCGGCAATATTGGCAGTTCTGGTATCGTATCTAAGATTTTCCAGTCTGTTATCGCCGGGATTCCCGTTGTTATGGCAAATGTCAGCACCATCCGGTCTTCTTCCTACGAATGCGAGCAGCACAAGACTGTGAACAGTTACACTTTGAATTTTAGAGTTAATAGACAGGTTTACTCTAAAATGTCCGCTCGGCATTTCGGAGCATTTAAGAATCTTTCCTTTGATAAAATTTACCCTTCCACTACCTTGATTGATAATGTTTCTATCTTCGCTGCGGACGCGGCCGAGATTGCTGACAGAGTAGAACCCTTCATATCCGGGTATCGGAAGCCATTGTTCGTTAATTATGTCAGGCATGATGATGTAACTTATTGTTTAACTGTTGAAAAGCTACACAATTTTATCATAAATTCTGGTTTTGTGGTTAAAAATTGCATTGTGCTTGACGACCTGCACAAGGCCGACGAGGCGCGTAGCGATACCGTGCGAAACGGCGTAATCGAGTGGTTTCAAAACACGCTGGAATCGCGCAAAAACAGCCCGCAGACGCCGATTATTGTGATTATGCAGCGTCTACATGAAGAAGACATTGCGGGCTGGCTGTTGAACGGCGGCAACGGCGAAGAATGGGAGCATTTGTGCCTGTCGGCGATTACCGATGACGGCAAAGCCCTGTGGCCTGAAAAGCACGATATTGAAACGCTGCGCAATATGGAACGCGCCGCGCCGTATGTGTTTGCAGGACAGTACATGCAACGCCCTGCGCCGCTTGACGGCGGTTTGTTCAAACCGCACCGCCTCACGGCTGTAGAAGCCCTGCCGGCGGGAAAAATCCGCTGGGTGCGCGGCTGGGACTTTGCCTCCACGGCGGACGGTGGCGACTACACCGCCGGTGCGAAACTGGGCAGGCTGCCGGACGGACGCTTCATCATCGCCCACATCGCACGCGGGCGGTACGCGGCCGACGAGCGCGACGCACTGCTGAAAAACACCGCCGTATCGGACGGACGCGGCGTCAAAATCTCCATCCCGCAAGACCCGGGGCAGGCGGGCAAATCGCAGGCCTTATACCTCACGCGCCAACTGGCAGGTTTTTCTGTAACGGCAAGTCCCGAATCGGGCGGCAAGGTTACACGCGCCGAACCGTTCGCGGCACAGGTCAACATCGGCAATGTGATGGTGCTGGAGGACGGCACATGGGACACCGCCGCCCTGAAGCGCGAAATGGAACTCTTTCCCAACGGTGCGCACGACGACCAAATCGACGCACTCTCCCGCGCCTTCAACGAACTTTTTGCCGCCCGCGCCGGCGTACTGCGGCCATACGACATCCCCATAGAACCCCTTTTTTAAACAGAGAACGACAATGTTCGGACTAATCAAAAACAAAAAGCGGCACGCCGCCCTAAACCGACTGACAACCGCCACCGAAGACGCGCTGGACGGCCTGTTTGCCGACACCGTGGGCAACGACATCCTGCTGGAAAGGCTGGGCGTGGACAGGAAAAAAGCCTTTGAAACCGTCTATTCCGACGACGAGGCGGCCGCCTGCATGGAAGACCTGCGCGCCGCCATGCTGGCCAAGCCGTGGCGGCTGTACGGCGACGGCCTGTCAGAAGACGACAAAGACCGCCTGTGGAAAATGCTCAAACGGCAGATGGGTGCGCTGGCCGAAACCGTTCTCGATGCGCGGCTCAACGGCTACGGCGTGGCACGCTACGTCTACGCGCAGGGCGACGACGGCATCCGCATCGCCCAAATCTCCAACAAACGCGGTGAACTCGACCGCTTCCGCCCCCGCCGCGGCGGCGGCCTGACCTACCTTGGCGCATCGGGCGAAGAAGAGTGCGACACCGTCCTCATGTACCTCTTCCTCACCCACCGCGCCACCTCGTCCAACCCCGCCGGAGAGGCCGCCGCCGCCCGCCTGTACGCACCCGCCGCCCTCAGGAGCAAAGGCTTCGTCTTTGCCGCCCAATTCATCACCCGCTACGCCCAGCCCTACATCGTGGCAAAAATCCACGGCGACAGCGAAGAAGAACACGACGGCTTCATGAGGCGGCTCATGCGCTTCATGGGCGGCGGCGCGGCCTCCGTAGGCGTGGACGAAGACATCAAAATCCTGCAAAACACCGCCGACGGCCAGGCCTTCAAACGGCTGGAAAACCTCGCCAACGCCCGCATCCAAAAAACCCTGCTCGGCAAGGTCAAGACCAGCGACCTTGAGACCGGCAGCCGCGCCGCGCAGGAAACCGAAGAAAACAACCGTGCCGAACGCATCGCCTCCTATCTGGTCATGCTCTCCCGTGCCGCCCAGCATTTCGTCGACGCCGCCGTCATGGTCAACAATGCCTACGGCAGGCCGATTCATGCGCCGAAAGGCGTGTGGTTCGAGTTTGAAGACGAGGTGCGGATAGACAAAACCCGTGCCGAGCGCGACAAAATGTACCTTGACGCCGGGCAGCTGGTATTGACCGAAGAATACTACCGCGACGTGCTGGGCTTTGAAGAATCGCATTTCAAACTGCGCGAACCGCCCGCCGTGCCGCAGCAAACGGGCGCGAAAATGAGCCTGCGCCTTTCAGACGGCCTTGCCCGTAACGCGCCCGATACGGCGGAGCAGGCAATCGCCCGTCCGAAAATGGAAGCGGTGTTGGGTTTGTTGGAAAGCTGCAAAGACTACGCCGAATTTGAAGCAAAACTGTCGGAACTTGATTTGGGCAAGGGCGACAATCTCTTAATTCAGCGTTTGGTTTCAGACGGCCTTTCTACTTGGGCAGACGGAGCGGGCGATGGACGGGATTGAATACAACTTCGCGGGTCTGGTCGATAAAGCCGCTTTCGAGCATTTCAAGGCTAAGAAAATCCTGCCCGGGTTTTCGCATTACGACGTATGGCTGTACCAGCACAGCCTTGCGTTTACCGTCGCCAAGATGATGGACGCGGATATGCTTGCCGAAGTCAAAGACGCCGTCGAAGCCGCACAGCGAAACGGCACGGCGTTTGCCGATTTTAAAAAGCGTTTAAAACCGTATTTAATGGCGAAAGGATGGTGGGGCGAGCAAGTGATGACCGACCCGCTGGACGGCGAGCCGAAACTGGTACGGCTTGGCAGTACGCGCCGCCTGAAAACCATCTTCGACACCAACATGCGCACCGCCTTTGCGGCGGGACAGTGGCAGAGGATACAGGCCAATAAAAAGGCACTGCCCTACCTGCGCTACAACAAGAGCGCGTCCGGACACCCGCGCGACGGCCACAAACGATACTACGGCTTAGTCCTGCCGGTTGACCACGATATTTGGAAAGTCATCTTTCCGCCCAACGGCTACGGCTGCAAATGCTCCGTTTCCGCCCTGACGAAGCGGCAGGCTGAAGAAGAGGGCATCGGCGGCGAGCCTGATGTGGAGATGGTCGAGTTTACCAACCCGCGCACAGGCAAAACGGTATTGATACCCGACGACATCACGCCCTCATTCGCCCACAACCACGGCGACAGGCAGGGGGCGATGGACGCGCTGTTCGGCGACAAACACGGTGAGGCCGCGTTGGCAGAGATGATTGCCCAACGCGAAACATGGCTGGACAAGCGGTATTCGATGCCTTCGGATGCGGTGAAGGTGCTGGCTTTGCCGGTAATCGTGCCGCAAAAGGAAGTAAAACGGTTGGCGGCAAAAGCATCAGGCGGCAATAATATTTCTGTTTACGAAGCCGAAGCCGCAGCAGCTTGGCAGCAGGCAACCGGGGACAGGCTGGAGGTGTTTGATTTGGGTGAAACGGATGGCAGGAAACCTGCGGATTATTTGATTTCCGATCCGAACCTGCCGAGAGAAAAGTGGCCGCGTTTGGATTTTATGTACGTTACAGAGCCGTTTAAGCTGGAAAAGATGAATTATTATTTCCAGAAAACGGAAGAAATTTGGAGCGGGCAGATGAAAACCATCCAAGAGCATTTGCAGAAAGCCGATATTGTACCGCTTGATTTTTCAGTGTTAAATCCGATAAATCGGCATAGGGTGCTTCAGTATGTGCTATCATTGCCCGAAGAACAGCGGAATAAAATCAGAATTTTAGTGAAGGAATCAAAATGAGTACGCCTAGTGGAATGGCAATCAGCGCAATCAAACAGGATGACGGTGAATACCACTGGATTGAAGTGGAGATGGGCAAAGGGGCGTGTGCGGATTTGTTCGCTTATATGATTCCTGTAATGTATGATATTGCGCCGGAATATGCGGAAGAATTTGAATACAGCAATTGGGAAATTTTTTCTATCCATGCCACGCCGAAAAAATATTATCGCGCTGTTTATGATCTAATTATGCAGGGTGCCGACCGGCTGGAATCCGTGAAGCCGTTTAAGGCAGCTTTAAAAACCGCGCTGGAAGCCGACCCGCGCTTTATGGCTAAAGCCGCATAATACGGCAGGTGCCGCCGCGTTGAAGCTGCCGGAAGTATGAACGCGAAAGGCCGTCTGAAATTCAGACGGCCTTTTTTCAATGGCTTTTCAAGCAAGGCGGATTTCAAGCTGTTTGCCAAGTGCGCCAAAGCTGGGACGCATGGCGTTTTTTCACTTCGGGCGCGATATCGCCCGTTTCACGCCTCTGCCAACGACTTGACCGCCAGCGCAATCAGCGCGGCTTGAGGAATGCCCCGCTTTTCCGCCTCCGCCTTAATCAATTCCACCGTTTCAGACGGCAGCTTGAAATTCTTTTGCACAATGCCCCGTTTTTCATCGGAGCGTTTTTGGATTTCCGTTCTTGACAGAGCCATGATGTTTCCTTTAAAGTTTTGAGTAACGGCGGGGTGTGCTACCACCCCACCGCTTCTCAAAGGTTAATAGGCCTTAGCCGAAATAACCAAGAGAAGGATAAAAATGAACCATCTCATTTTTGATTCCTTCCGAAAGTGCCTTCAGCGGGATTGCAGGTTGGCGTTTTACCTATCGGTTCTTCCTCAACCGATGGATAAATTATACGGTATCCTACCATGAGGCGCAAGCACTTTCTATGAAAAGCCCGATTCGTCGGGCTTTTTTTACTAAGCTTACGGTTTCCAACATTAGGGGATATTGTAATGAAATATATTAGAATACTTAACTTATTGAAAAAAATATCATTTGGGATGAGCATATTTTTATTTGCCGTATCGTTGTTGTCTGCATTGGCTAATAATTTCGAGGTGAAGAGCACGGTTGGAAATCTTATTATAGCTTTTATATTCCTGATTCCCGGATTGGTTATAAGCAAGGTTGTTAAAGGGATTCGAATACGCCGGTTGGCCGAACAGAGGGAGAAATTCTATTCTATTTTGGAAGACCCCGATCAAGGAATTTTCCCTGCTAATGTAATTTTAAAAGGCAATGAAACATGTTTTTTGAATGATTATGTTGTAATGAACGAAATTGTTAGGGAGAGCATCAGAACCTATACGGGGACACGTCTGAAACTTGGTCAGATACCTGTTTATTTTGGCGGCGGCAAATCCGTATCGAATGAAACATATGGCAATTTTACATTCGGAGAACTCTTGCTAACGAATTTCAGATTAATCTTTATAGGGGATAAAAGGAATATCGACTTGCCGCTGGATAAAATAATCGGCGTGGAATGTTTTCAAGGCGGTATCCGAATCAGCCAAAGCGGCAAAAACAAACCGATTTTGTTTAATGCCGTTCCAAATCCGCTGTTATGGAAAGAGGCTATATTGGTACTTTCTGATAAGGAGTGAGACGGTTCTTGTAGCGCAGGTTTACATATTCCCCAAAACCCCTTGCATTCGCAGGGGGTTTGTTTTATATTCCTGTCCGTGGCGTAAGAACCACATCAACAGCGGCAATCACTCCGTCAAAGTGATTTTTTCGTGTCTAGAATTTCCTTTCCTTGTTGTTTGTTTCGATAGCAGGAAGTTTCTATGACCGCGTGGGCGACGAATACAATACCCACAAGGGGAATAAGTCCGCCCAACTGTTGATGGGTTCTTAACCACGCGGTCGCCCGCAAGGGCAATTTAAGAAACTTTCAACAGGACTATCAAAATGAACCAAGTTCAAACCTTCAATTTTGGCAATATTGCCGTTTCTTTCCGTGAAGATGGTTATCTCAATGCCACTCAAATTGCCGCCCATTTTGGCAAACTTCCCAAAGATTATCTAAAAACCGAACAAACTCAACAATATATCACCGCTCTTGCTGAAAATTTAAGCGTTAGGAGAAAATCCTAACGAAAGAAAATCAAATAGTTATCGTAAAACGCGGCGGTAGTGAACAAGGCACATGGCTGCACCCGAAACTCGCCATCCACTTCGCCCGTTGGCTTGACCCGAAATTTGCGGTTTGGTGCGATGAGCAGATTGAAGCTTTACTTAACGGCAAAGTTTCAGACGGCCCCGCCGCCAAAACCACCGCCGACGACCGCACCCCTCTGCGGCAGGCCGTCGCCGCACTCGTCGGACGCAAAGGCATAGACTACAGCACCGCCTACGGTATGGTACACCAACGCTTCAACGTCGGCGCGATTGAAGACATCCCCGCCGAACAACTGCCCGAAGCCGTCGCCTACGTCCACGCGCTGACCCTTTCCGACGACAGGCAACCCATGCTCGACGGCCTCGACATCGAACGCCTCGCCGTAACCGTCTACTACGGCGCATGGGCACTCGAAATGCTCGACGAAGTCGCCGTCCCCCTCAAACAACTCGGCCACCCCAAAGCCACCACCATGCACACCCTGTGGGTTGAAAGCCGCGGCTTCCTGCGCCACAACGTCCAAGCCCTGCGGCGCATCCTCCCCGCATTGGAACCCGACCGCGCCGCCCACGTCTGCGGCACGCTCGACAGACTGCAAAGGCTCAACGCCCGCTTCATCTGACCGCGCGCCCCGCGAAATCCCCCGAACACCCCAAGCCGCCCGTTTCCGTCCGCACGGAAGCGCGGGAACGTGCGGCCTTCAAACGGAGACACCGAATGAGCAACATACTGAATTGGATAATCTTTTCCGCCGTCCTGCCGCGCCTGAAAGACCAATGGCTGCAACGGCAGATTATGAAAACCGCAGGCGTTTGAGGTTTGAGGCCGTCTGAAAACGGCGGCCTGCCGAAACATTTCACACAATCTTCCCCCCGCATCTGCCGCACAATGGCGGCATGAATACGAAAACACCCCTCGAAATCAAACTTTCCGCCGCGCAACCCGTCGCTTTGGCCGGCCGCGCGGACGAAGTGCGCACCTTCAAAGGCACTGCCAACAGCGGCAAGCCGTTCGGCTACGGCGGCACGCAGGCCGTCGTCGACCTCGAAGGGTTGCGGTACAAGGCATCCGTCCCCGTCCTGCTGGAGCATTCGCCCGTCAAGATGGCGGGCGTGTGCCGCCTGTCGGTCACGGCGGACGGCCTGATTGCCGAAGGCAGCCTGCTGTCGAACGAATTTGGCACGCAGATTGCCGAAGCGGCCGATCAAGGCTTCCCGTGGGAGATGTCCGTCTATGTACAGGCGGAATCCTTCGAGATGCTGGAAGCGGGCGCATCCCTGACTGTCAATGGCGGCGAGGTGCACGGCCCCGCAGTCGTTATGCGCCGCTGCACCGTGCGCGAAGTTTCCTTTACCGCCGTCGGCGTCGACAGCGAGACGGAGGCGGTGGTGTTGTCCGACGGCAGCCCCTTGCCGGATATTTTTAAACAACCTGTGGAGTTATCCATGACACCCGAAGAAAAGAAAGCGTTTGACGACTTGAAGGCGGAAGTCGATACGCTCAAGGCCGAAAAAGCCGAAGTCGAGAAAAAGCTGAAAGAAGCCGAAGCAGCTGCCAAGAAAAACCAAGTCAAGGCGAAATTGTCCGCCGCAGGCTTTAAGGAAGGCGAAGACGGCAAGTTCCAAGGCCTGTCCGAAGCGACGCTGGCCGTACTGCTGTCGGCCGACCCCGAAGCCGCAACCGCGATGATTGCCGACCTGAAACCCAAGGCCGCCGCCGACCTGCCCAAAGTGCTGCTGTCGGACACCCATACGCCCGAACAGGAGGCCGAAGGCAAATTCTCCATCTCTACCGTGAAAGGCAAAAATTATGTCTGATCCGAAAACCACAGCCGAAACCTTGGGCCGCGTCGTCGGCGACTTCCTGAAATGGGAGGCAACGCCGCTGACCCGCACACCTGTCGCCGCCGCCAAAGGCACGAAGGCGGGTACGTTTGTCGATTACGCCCCGCGCGCCGGCAAGAAACTGCTGGCATTGACCGACGAGCAGGACGGCATCGTCATCGTACAGCCGCACAACTGCATCATCGACCTGACGCTGGTGGCCGATGCCGCCGTCAAGGCCGCCGCTTCCGCAGGCGGCAACCTCGACGGCCTAAAAGCCGACGGCGACCCCTACGGCATCGTCTACACCGGCACGCCCGCCGCATAACTTCTTAAAAAGGCAGAAACATGATTCTGGACGACAACAGCAAATTCGGCCTGCGCGCCCTGACCCGCGCCATCGGCACCATTGAGGCCACGCCGACCCAAATCCGCGATTTGGAACTTTTCAAACCCGTCTACCTGTCCGATACCAAAGTGGATATCGAGCGGCAGGACACCACCCTGAAGCTGGTGCAGGCCAAACCGCGCAACGGCGGCACGCCTGATGCCGTACCGGTGAAAAACCGCAATATCCGCACCTTCCGCATCCCGCACCTGCCCGTGCATGATTCCGTATTGGCGGAAGACGTACAGGGTTTGCGCGCCTTCGGTACAACCGAGGCCGAAACCGTGATGGCGAAGGTGGAGGCCAAGCTGGCCGACGGCAAACAAAACTTGGAATACACCCGCGAACACCTGATGCTGGGCGCGCTGCTGGGCAAAATCCTCGATGCCGACGGCGGCGAAATCTACGATATTTATAAAGAGTTCGGCCTGACCCGCAAGAGCTACGACATGAAGCTCTCCACAGCAACAACCGAGGTCGGCAGGCAAATCGACGAAGCCTTGGCCAAACAGCGTTCCGCCCTGCGCGGTGCGGCGGTAACGGGCTGGGTGGCACTGTGCGGTTTTGAATTTATCGAAGCCCTGAAGTACCACAAATCCGTCAAACCGCTGTACGAACGCTGGCGCGAAGGTGCGGCCTACCGCGAAGCCGACGGCATCAACCCGATAGAGTTCGTTCACAACGGTATCCGCTTCATCCACTACACCGGCAACTTCGGCAAGGCCAAACTCGACGACGACAAAGCCATCCTGCTGCCGACCGGCCCGGGCAGGCTGTACGAGGAGTATTTCGCCCCCGCGAACTACACCGAAACCGTCAATACCGTCGCCCTGCCGTACTACGCCAAACGCGAGCCGATGAAATTCGGCAAGGGCTACGACTTGGAAATGCAGTCCAACCCGCTGCCCTTGGTATTGCGCCCGGATTTGGTGGCCACTTTGACCGCCTAACCCTTCGGACGGCCTTAAAGGCCGTCTGAAAACAGGAAGAACCATGCTGATTACCCGCGAGGACATGATGACGCGCTTCGGCGAAACCGAACTGGCGCAACGCACCGGCCGCGACGGCTACGACAGCATAGACTACGCTGTGCTGGACACCGCCATTGCCGACGCCGAGGCCGAGGCGGGCGCATATCTGAAGGCGGCGAACCTGTCCTTCGATACCGTACCGCACGTCCTGAAGCTGAAAGTATGCGACATCGCACGCTACTACCTCTTCGATGCCGGCTACAACCAGACTGTGGACGAACGCTATCGGGCGGCGGTAGCGTGGTTTAAAACCGTGGTTAAAAACCCGAATATGCTCGACGGGACGCGCTCGGGCGAAAACGGGCGCAAGCCGTCCGTCTACGCCGTCCTGCCCAACCAAGAGCCCGACTTGAGGGAATGGCTGTGAGGATCATCGTCCGCCACGACCTGTCCCGCCTGTCCGCACGCCTGGGCAGACTGGCCGGCACTTTGTCCGGCGGCTTGGAAGAACCGTTGCGCGCCATCGGCGGCATCGTCGAATCATCAACCCGCCGCCGCATCGCCGAAGAGAAGGCCGCTCCCGACGGCGTGAAGTGGGCGGACGTTTCGGCGCAGACGAAGCAACGGAAAAACGGGCGCGGCGGCATCTTGGTAGACCACGGCCACCTGCTGGCCGGTATCACGCACGAGGCATCTGCCGACAGCGTCATCATCGGCTCGGTGATGAATTACTCCGCCTATTTGCAGGAAGGCACGGCGCATATGCCCGCCCGCCCGTTTTTAGGTTTGTCCGCCAAGGACTACCGCGACATCGACCACCTGCTGGAGGACTGGCTCAACGGCCTGATCGCACCATGAAGAGACTCAAACAGCACGACAACCCGTTGGCGGTTTACCCGCTGATACTCGAACGCCTGAAAACCGTGCCCGGCGTGAAAGCCGTGAAGGAAGTCGGCGAGTTGGCCGAACTGCTTTCTACCGCCTCCGCCCTCCGCAAGGCCGCCCCACTCGACGGCGCGGTGTATGTGGCCTACGGCGGCAGCAGGCCGGAAGGCAGCGCGGGCAACGGGCGCAAGACGACCGAACGGCTGTACTTTACCTTCGTGCTGGCTAAAAGCTATGCCGGCGCGCGGGGCGGCCTGTACGAAGTCGGCGCGGTACTGGCCGCCATCCAGCACAGCTTCGGCGGCTGGGATGCGGGCGCGGAATACACCGCAGGCCCGTTCGTCCGCACCGCAGGCCCCGCCATCGAATACAACGACGGCTACGCCTTCTACCCCATCTCATTCACCACCACCGTCATCATCCAACCCTAGGAGGAAACCATGACACGACAAGCAGACGACGGCCTGATTTTTGCCGGAGACGTGCACATCCGCAACCGCCGCACCGAAGGCGGCTTCTACGACATCGGCAACACTACCGCCCTGTCGTTAAAGACCGACAGCGAGAAGAAACAGCGCATCAGCCGCCGCAAGGAAAGCTGGGGGCAGCCCTTGGACAGCATCAGCCTGAAAAAGCCGACCGAGTTGAAGCTCAAACTCGACACATTCGACAAAACCAACCTCGCCATGGCCTTGCACGGCAGGGAATCGGTCATCGAAGCGCAAATCCGCACCGTTACCGACGAAGAAATCACCGTCGGCGTCAAAGGCAACGGCTACCCGCTCTCCATCGACAACCTCGACCCTGCGACCGTCAGCGTCAAAAACGCCGCCGGTCAGGCCGTGAAGGCGGAGCACCTGTCCGTCAACGCGGTTTTAGGCCTGATTACCGTCCTGCCGGAATGCGACAACGTCAATGCGGGCGAGAAAATCAAGGTAACGGCCAAAACCCTGAAAAAGGGCGGCTTCAAAATCGATGCCGACGCCGTGCCGGACTACGATCTCGAAATCATGCTCGACGGCGAAAACCGCGTGACAGGCGAGCCAGTCAAGCTGCATATCCCCTCCGCCGTCGTTGCCGCCGACAGCGAACTGGACTGGTTTAAAGACGACTTCAACGAAGTTTCCTTCACCGGCAACCCCGTACTGGTGGCGGGCTACGAATCGTCCTACAGCGTGAAGGTGTTTGACAAATAGCAACCGCAGTCGGGCCGTCTGAAAACTGAGAACGGGTTTTTCAGACGGCTTTTTTACACATTCGGAACAGGGTTTGACAGATGACGAAAATCCAAACAGGTATAGAAATCAAGGCGGACGTATCTGGTGCGGAAAACGTCGGCAGGCTGGCGGACGAAACCGAAAAGGCCGCACAGGCGGCGCAAAAGATGAAGCGGGTGGCCGAGGCCAAGGCGGTTTTAGGCATTAAAACCGACCAAGCGCGCTCGGAGCTAGCCAAGGTCAAACAAGCCTATGCCGAACTGAAGGCCAGCGGCACGCTGACCAAACGCGAATTGAAACAGGCAACCGCCGCCTATACGGCCAGAGTACGCGAACTGAAGGCCGAATTGAAAGGCGTGCCGTCCAAACTCAACCCCATTGCCGCATCCGTGCGCGGCATGGGCGGGGCGATGCTGGCCGCTGCGGGCGTGGGCGGCGGCATTTGGGCGGTCAAGGAGGGTTTGCAGCGGATTTTGGAAACGACGACGGAGTTTGCCGCCATCCGCAGCCGCATGGAATACGCCTTCGGCGGGGCGGAGGGTGCGGCGCAGCAGATGGAATGGGTGAAGGGCGTGGCCGCCGAGCTGGGCTTGGAACTCAAATCCGCCGCCAACGGCTACGCCCAACTGGCCGCCGCCACCAAGAACATCAATATGTCCACCGAGGCAACGCAACAGGTGTTCAAGGGCGTGGCCTCTGCCGCCGCGTCGATGAACCTGTCGACCGAAGAGACCAACGGTGTGCTGCTGGCGCTGTCGCAGATTGCCGGTAAGGGCAAGGTCAGCATGGAAGAGCTGCGCGGCCAGTTGGGCGAGCGGCTCACGCCCGCGATGGCCATCGCCGCCAAGTCGATGGGCGTTACCACCGCCGAATTGGAAAAGATGGTCGAAAACGGCATTGCCGCCGAAGACTTCCTGCCCAAGTTCGGCGCGGCGATGGAAGAAGCCTTCGGCGGCACGGAATCGGCCTCGGCTGCGGTGAACCGCCTGAAAAACCGCCTGGACGAACTGATGCTCAAATTCGGCGAAGCGGGCGGCATTTCCGACGCCTACAACGCCGCACTCTCCGACGTCGGCGCGGGTTTGGACAAGCTGGAAGCTGCGATAGACGGCCTCGACGGCGCACTGACGGGTAGCCTGTCGGATGCCTTTGTTTCCGCCTACGATACCGCCAAAACCGGAGCGGCGGAAGTGGCGCACCTGATTGAAACCGTTATCGGCTACATCAACGAGGCGGGCAACGCCCTCAACACCCTGCTCGGCGGCAGCGGGCAGGATTTCGACGTGCTCAAAGCGGGGCTGGACGGCGTCAACATCCTGCTGGGCGCAATCAAAGACGGTTTCGCCGCCATCGGCATCGCCGTTGAAACCTTTGCCGGTGCGGCGCAGTCGGCCACCGCCCTGGTGTTGGAAGGTCTAGCCAAAATCAGCTTCGGCGAAACGGCGGCCAACTTCGAGCGGGCGGCAGCGGATATGAAGGCTTCAGCGGAAAAACACTTCGGCGAAGCGGAACAACGCGCCCTGTCGTTCGAGTCGGCCGCCGTGCGCGCGGCCAAGCACTCGATGGAAACGGAGGAGCAGCGTTTCGCGCGTTTGGAGGCCGAAGCCCGCACCGCCTATCAGACCGCCGCCGACGCAGCCGTCAAAGCGGCGGAGCAGGCGAAAAGCGCGCAGGATGCCGCCGCAAAGGCCGTCGGCGAAGCGCAGCAGAAAGCGGCGCAGGAAGCGGCCGACGCGGCGCAGAAAACCGCTTCCGCCGCCGCCAAATCCGCCCTGAAAGCCGAAAGCGAATGGCAGAAAGCCGCCGTGGCGGCGGGCTTGGCCACCGAAGAAATGTCCAAAATCCGCCAACCGCTGGCCGACGCGGGCATCGCCGCCGCCGACACGGCGGGGAAAGTGTCCGAAAACGGGGGCGCGGGCGGCGCGGCGGGGCCGGGAAGGCAC